ACTTTAGCTTTCACAGCTGCACCACCAACAGGAACTAATAATATTTATGTAGTATACCAAGGCAAATCTGTAGGTGAAACTACACCAGGAGAAAACTCAATTGAATTTGGTATGATAAAATCAATCAACGGTGGCTATGAAAACAAAGCATCTATATCGTCTAATATCACAGTTGCATCTGGAGATAACATGATGATTGCAGGTCCTGCTTCTTTCACAGGCACAGTAACAGTACAAGGAACATTAACGGTAGTATAATGAGTGATATATTTGTAGATAATATTAAACATCAATCTTCACAAGGTAGTGGCACAATTACTTTGGGCGCGAGCGGTGAAAAGATTACAACTGCAACTGGAGCAGAGTTTAGTCAAATAACAGGTCAAAATTATCCTGGCTTTCATGTTAGATTAAATTCAAGCCAAAATATAAGTAGTGCAACAGGAACAAAAATTGCTTTTGATACAGTTACTTATGATAGCGCAAGTTGTTGGGATTCAACTAATTATCGTTGGACACCTAACAAATCAGGTAAATATATGATTTATGGACAAATATATGCTTCAGGAAACTCTACTGATACTGTTGATAGAGGTTATATTTATTGCTATCAAAATAGTTCAACCATTGTAACTTTACAGCAACAATATGGAAACACTTCGAGTGAAGGAAATGTTTGGTCACCAAGTTATCAAATTATACATGAGCTAAATGGTACAAGTGATTATATTGAATGTTGGGGTTTTATACAAGTTGCATCAGGCACACCAAAATTTACTGGAAGTTCAGGTCAACATAGATGTTGTTTTGGAGCATACAGGATAGGAGCATAATGGGAACAATTAAAGCAACAAATATAGAACCAATCGCGGACAACGGCACAGTAACCCTGGGTAGTTCTGGGGATACGTTTAGTCTAGGGTCAGGTGTTTTACAAAGTAATTTAAACTATCCAGCTTTTGATGTATTTTTAAGTGCAGACCAAACAGGACTTACAGATCAAGCGTACAACTTAGTAAAATTTGATTCTGAAAAATTTGATACAGATAGTGCTTTCGATACAACAGATGGTCAAAATAGGTTTACAGTTCCTTCTGGTAAAGCAGGAAAATATGTTATTTATGGTGGAATTGACGCAAACCCAAATGCAGATAATCAAACCGAAGAAGCTATAATAGCGGTTTATAAAAACGGTTCAATATTTAGATTAAGTAGATTTAAAAGTAATAATACATATGGAGCTAGGTATGCACCTATAGTAATTACCACTACTATGGCTTTATCAGTGTCTGATTATGTTCAATTATATTTTTATGGTTATGATACTAACTCTGCACATAAGTTAATGAATACAAACACCTTTTTCGGTGGTTACAGGATAGGATCATAATGGCAGGAATAATTAAAGTAAATCAGTATCAAGACTTCAATGGTAACACAATACTTACCAGTGATGGTAGTG